CCGCCTTCAACGTCGTACTCGTACTCGGCGGCGGTGGAGTTTTTGATAACGCGAGCCAGGATGCGAAACTCGTCATGTAGAGAAGCGTGGAGTCGAGCCTGAATCGCGCTCATCACCTTTAGCGCCCGCTCCATAATGGCGAGAGTAGTTCCCACCGGAGCTTGCGCGCTGACATCGCCTATTTCAACATCGGCAATTGAACCCAGCCGGCGCCCATCGTCGCCAACCATCTGCATAAGCTGGAGTAATACCGCGCTGGGTTCTTTATAAGGCAGAGAAAAGAACGAATCAGCCAATCTCCCCTGCATGACCTCGGCTTCACGCCATTCGCCAGGGCGGATAGGACTGTCCTCGCCCTTCATGCGGAGTCCCTTTGCCTTGAGTCCGCCGGGAAGATTGGCAATGGTTCCTGCGTCAACAAGCTGACGAAGCAGTGCAGTTTGCGCTCGCGCTGAACCGCCAATCAGATGGACAACACCGTACCCGTATGCGCCGAAGCCGGGGATGTAGTTGTACTGGGCAAACCACTGAAGTTTCTTTTTCTTGGGGTCGTCTTCGTCCCAGTTTCGATAAAGGCCGAGAACAGTCCCCTCTTCTGTGATGGTCAAGATGTAGGGGAGAGCCACCTCATCGGTGTCGCCTTCAATCACCAAATCAATGTGGCTTTCGTAAACGCGAACATCGTCCTGGTTCGCGTAGCTGGGCTGTTCCTGGTTGATCTTGTCGAGCTTGCTTTCCAGATCAGTCTGGTTCACCACGCCGCCCATGACTTCGACTTGCCGGTATTGGCCGACGGCTTGACGCCGGTGAATGTCGTTGACCGTCATCACCATGCGATGCGTGTAGCGCCCCGCGCTCGCAAGGGATGTCGTGCCGTAGGGCATGATGAAGTCCTGCGCCGGGATGTAGCAGGCGGCGGGACGGCCCAACACCTTGTCATCGTAGAGCTTGCGGAATGCGCTGCCGCTGAATCCAAGGCCGAAAAGGAGCTTTTCCGTTTCAGACCGATAGTCCTCGATCTCTTCGGTGAGGCAGTAGTTGAACCTGTCAACCACACGTTCAGCCTGTTCCGTTTTCTCTTTGGTGATCTTCCCGATGATCTTTGACTTTGCCGGTCCAGAGGGAGGGAATATCTCCATAATGGCATTCGACTGGAAGCGAACAACAGCCTCCGGGATCATGGTGGATACGAGTGCGCACGCCCCCGCCCATGGCTCGGAGCGTGTTTTCTCTTCAAGTCCGAGGAGGTCCAGTCCCTTTTGAAGTCCGTTTTCCCAATCTTCCCGGCTCAAAATGTCGGCGTCAATATCCGTTTTCAAGGAATCGGCTAACTTTTGGAGATCCTGTTCGTCCATGAACTCGGCGAGGTTGGCGTCGTGCGGGATGTCAGAGAAACGAAGCGACTCTTCGACTTCTTCGACTGGTTCGCTATCGTCTATCACGATTTCAATGGATTCTATCCCGATTGGGATTTCCTCCGGGAGCGGGGTGCTGATGGGGAACGCTGAGTCCATCATATTTAGTAATACGCTACAACCTTTCTATAAGATTGTCCAATATCATCATCTTCGTCCTCGTCCGTTGGGAGCCGAATAAACCCTCCATTGCGGAATCGGCTGAGTGCTTGGGTCGCCGTATCAGCCAAATCGTCGTTCTGTCCGTGCGGCATTTCGGCCAGTTCGTTGATGACCATTTCGGCCCATTGGTAGGGTGGCACCCATACCATCCCCGATTCCACCATGGATGAGATGGCGTTCGCTCGGGCCACCTTGTCGTTCTTCCCAACCCACTGATTGCCGCTGGGGGAGTAGGACATCATAGGAACGCCCATCTGCCGGAACTCTTGGATGATGCCAATTCCGGCTGACTTCGCTTCGACGATGCAGGAGTCCACCTGGTAGAGCCGGTACTGCTTGGCGACCTCCTGCTTGAGCTGGGGGAACTCCCAGCGGCCTCGGATGGCGTTCAATAGGATTATGTTTGCTACTGGCTTGTCATTGGTGTTCTGGACGTTAAACACCCCCCAAGTTGTACATGCGGAATAGTCGGATCTGGTATTTGCAGTAGCGGCCATGTCCCACGATTGGATGATAAAGAAGCATTCAGGAGGTTCTGCCGCTTTCTTTTCGTCGATAGTCCCATCTTTTCGCATTCCCCAAATCTTCCACCACTCGCGTTTGACGATGGCCCCTTCCTTGGCTCCAGGGTTCTGCATGTACATTGACGCCCATTTCCAGGGGATTGTGGATGCTTTCAGCTTGAGAAGTTGATCGACCGGCCACAGCGCCGGAAACAGGGATAGGTACTCCGGCTCGTTGTACTCGTTCAGTACCGGCTTGCCATTGTCGTCCGTTTTCTCCAGGAGTGCCGGCATCTCGATCACCTCCCATTGATCCCCGTTTGGCTCTAGCTTCATGCGCTCGACAAGCCTGCCGGTGAGGTCGAAGGTGGCCCAGCGCTGCATCACTATAAGAATGGAGCCGCCCGGTTGCAGCCGCCCTCGGTTGGAGGTGAACCAGTTGTAGACCTTGGACATGTCCTCTTTATTGGGAGGATTGTTCTCGTTGCCGCTCTCGTTGATCTCCTGGTCGGAGTGGGGATCGTCGATAATCCACAGGTCAGCACCGCGCCCGATGATGGTGCCGCCGACACCGGCAGCGTAGTAGGAGCCGCCTTTCGTGGTGTTCCATCTCCCCTTTGCCTTGGTATCCGCGGCGAGCTTCACGCCTGGGAATACCGTCTGGTAATCCTCAGACATCATGAGATTGCGCACCTTGGATCCGAAACTTTCCGAGAGGGATTTGATATTGGAAACCTGAATCACCTTGGCGTCTGGATGCTTGCCCACGTACCAGGACGGGAACATGTAGGAAAGATCCTCCGACTTGCCGTGCCGGGGCGGGATGTTGACGATAACGCGGACAGCCTCCCCCTTGTCGATCCGGTGGTAGATTTTCGCTAGCGTGTCGAAGTGGGGGCCATGCAGGTAGCCGGGCCACATGAGCCGCTTGAACTCCAGGAAGTCCAGACGGCAGTTGTCGCGCATCTGGAGCTGCTTCAATCGCTCCAGGCTTTCGACGATTCCCCGGCGTTGATCCTCTGGCATTTTGCTGAGTTTTTCAGCCAGAAATTCCGGGGTGAGAATGTGCTTTAGCTTTTCAGCGCGGGCGGCAACCGCCTGTTTCGATGCCAGTGCTTGCGCGTCGTAGTCGATTGCCACCTGTTTTTTTAGTGCCATGCTGCTAATATCATCATCAGGAAGGCGGTGCCAATTGGCAACTTCGGGTACGGCGACATTCAATCCTCAACTTTTGGAGATATTTGAAGAAGTTTTTGAGCGCTGCGGCCTGGAAATGCGCACCGGCTACGACCTGACAACCGCTCGCAGATCCTTCAACTTCCTGATGGCTGACTGGGCCAATCGCGGCCTGAATACGTGGTTGCTGGATCTGGAAACGCTTTCGCTCACCGATGGCACGGCGACCTACAATCTGACATCGGACACCATCGACGTGCTGGACGGCTCGTTGCGGACAAACTCGGGGAACGCCTCCACGCAATCTGATCTGTCCATGAACCGAATCAGCATGACGACGTATCTCCAGTTGCCAAACAAGCTGCTCAAAGGGCGTCCGATTCAGTACATGGTTACGAGGGGGACATCGGTTCCAACGGTGACGTTCTGGCCAATTCCTGACGCGACGGGGACGTATGTGTTCGCCTACGAACGGTTGCGCCGGGTAGAGGATGCTGGAACAACGGCGTCGAATACGGCAGATATTCCGTTCCGGTTCATCCCCGCGCTGACATCTGGCCTCGCGTGGAGCATTGCATCGAAGCGGCGAGAAGCGATGGCGCTTATTCCCCAGCTCAAGCAACGCTATGACGAGGATCTGGATCAGGCGATGAGTGAGGATCGGGAGCGGGCATCGCTTATGTTCGTCCCATATGTAGGAAGGGTCTGATTATGGCGTTTGCTTCTGGACAGAACGCGGTCGCGATTTGCGACCGTTGCGGACGGGAAGTCCCTTATGTCGAACTGAAGCATGACGTTTACAACCAGAAGTGGACTGGGCTTTTGGTATGCTCTAGATGTCACGACGTTGATAATGAGCAGT